GACGAGCATCACCGCCTGGTCGGCCGACAGCCGGGCCGCGTCCAACACCTGGTCGTCAAAATCGCGTGTATCGGCGGCCGTTGGCAACGCGGGCGTGAGCCACGGCCAGCCTCGGGCTTGCCCAGCCTCCTTGGCAACGAACTCATGAATGACCAACTCGGCCGGCCACGACTCTGTTTCCACGCGGTAGCCGTCGGCCACTAGGTGATTGATCCAGTAGCGCAAGGGCCTGTCCATCTCGGCGGTCTCGAACTCGACGCCCATCTTCATGCGAGCGTCGTTCGCCCCGATCGGATTGACCAGGTCGCGGGGGTGTTTGAGCCTCAGCCGCATCTTGACGGGGCCTTCGGCGAACGGATCCGTGGCAATCTCCGAGAGAAATTCGCCGCAACGGGGGAGATCCTCGACCCACAGACGCAACACCGACGCGCCGGAGACATTAGGACGAAACGTTGGCGCCGCGAACCACTTTCGCCAAACCCGCTCGGCGGCGGCGTTGAACGCCTTGCTGCTTGATTGGACCTCGGGCGTCGGGCCGTCGGGGCCGACCACGTCGTCCGACAGGGTCCCGATGGCGCCGGTGATGATAGGGTTCTGCCGCTCCTCATAGGTGGCGCGGGCTCGTAGCGTGGGCAATTGCTCTTCGAGCCAGTCGTTGACCGGCCGGTCGCTCTGCGTGGCGTGGGCCCAGTGGGCTTCGTTGAGTCGATTCGTCTCGGCCGCCTCCCAGCGACGGCTGGTCATCCACTGTTGCTGGGACACGAAGCGAGTGCCGTCGGGGCCGTCCACAACGACCATCCGGTCGCCCGAGGCGTCGACGATCTTGGTTTTACGAGCGGGGCTCATGCGGTGGGCCTCGCGTAGGTGACCTTCGATTGGGCGAACACACCGCCGGAAGCCACGCTGGCGGCTTTCTGCAGTTGCCGGCAGTTGGCGATGAATCGCTCGATGGCGGCGCCGTCGTTCCAAGTGACCGACTGGTTGCCGTCGCCCTGGCCGCCCAGAGAGCGGGCGAGATTGGGCGTCGTGCCCAATAGAATTTGAGCCTTAGTGGCCGCCAGGATGGCCGAGGCGTAATCCCCGGAGTCCAGCGCGGCGGCGGCCGCCGTGTAGAGCGAATTGAACGTGGCGATACTCATGCAGTTGAGTATCGCACGGATGGAAGAGTTTGCGGGGAGGGTGTTTACTACGCTGTAGTAACAACCCCAAAAAAGATTGGCGGGAGAAAACCGCTAATTCACGCCGATCAGGGAGTAGCAGGCGGATCCGGACCAAACAAGTCGACGAAACGCTCGGCCGTCAGTCCCCTGTCCCGGAAAGAAAACCTAACGCCGCAATCGCAACGCCACTCGCTGGTTACGTCTAATGTTCTGGGCGGAATCGGCGAGCGGGAGAGAGGCAAAGGGTCCATGTCTTCACGGAATACCTCCTCTATGTTGATTGCCGGAGCATTTTTGAAGTCCTTGGCGATCTCGCCTTCGATGATCCGACCACAACGCCAGCACTGCATTTGGTCAAGATACGGCGAGTCGTAGGCGGCGATCACTTGCTCGGATGTCACCATGTTGCTTTTTCCCTTCGGTTGTGACGGCGGAATCGGCGCTGGTAGACGGCGGAAACCAGAGGCGGGCGGCAATCTATCGCGAGACGAAACGGTTGCGAGGGGTACGCTTCGCGCCGCCAGAGGAAGGTCGCGAGGAATTCGTCCTCGGCTTCCTTCTGCTGGCGGTAAGCTCGGGAAGTTGCTTGATCGACGTCTGGGAAAAGAATCATGGCGAGCAATGCCTTGAGTCACTCGACTTGAACGTCGCCCGGCACTCTGGGCAACGGTGATACCGGATCCTGGGGATGCCCGGGACCTCCTTCATCGTCCGATAAGTCCGCGTCTTGGGTGATCCGCACTGCGGGCACTCCCGCACCGGGTAGGCCGTATCGCGAGGCTTGGGGGGCGGGTCGACGGGCTGGACGTCCGCCGGCTCGAATTCCATCTGGCCCAGCGCCTCGTCGACCACGGCGGGCGCCGCGATGGGCGCGGGCAACACCGCGAACGCGAACACGTTGCCGCAATGGCCACACCTGGCCCGGCCGCCGCCGTCCATTCGCTCGAACCAGCCCTTCGATTCGTCGTCGACCGGGACCGGAGGCTGGAGAATCTCCGCGTCGCGGCAGCCGCACGCCGGGCACTCGGGACCGTTGGCTATTTCAAGTGGTACAAATGACATCGAGCTTTAGCTCCCTTGCCAAGCCTTGCCGCGACCGCCTTGACTCGCCGAGCCCAGCCCGGCAGGCAAGGCCCGGCTCCGCCGCGCGTGGTTGTTTCATTCCCTCTGTCCGTTCCCCAACGGGGACTTTGCTTGGCTTAGCTCGGCGTGGCGTGGCTACGCGTCGCTTGGCATGGTTGTTTCGTTCTCTCTGTTCGATTCCCCGACGGGGCTTGGCACGGCTCAGCGCGGCAGTGCGGCGCTTTGCGTCGCCATGCCGAGCCTCGACCGCCCCGCCTCGCCACAGGACGACGTGGCTCATCGTTGCTTCATGTTCGTTTCCCCCGCTTGGTTTTCTGCGCCGCGAACCAGCCGCCCTCGAACTTCCCGGCCTTCGACTCCTCCAACGCCAGAATCAGGTGTCCCGCCGCGACGGCCGCGTAGGTCGAATCCAACTTGTGGTTCGCCCGGCGAATCCGCTCCCATACGATTCGGCTGCCCTTGCCGTCAATCCACTTCTCGATTTGTCGCTCGGCGGTGAGTTGCTCGACGAACTCCGCATGCGCCCCTTTGTCGGACGCCTCGTAAAGGACGATGGCGCCCGGCTCGGAGGCGTCCATGGCAAGCCGAGTATGTAGCTCGGACTTCCAATGGTCCGCGTTGACGTGGACCACAAGCCCGAGTGCCCGGCGTGAACGAGCCAAGTGGTATTCCTTGCCGAGGTAGCGGACCTCGTTCGTAATCTGTTTGGGCGTGGAGTAGCGAGTCGTTCCCCGCTGCCCTTCGCCGAATCCTTTGCTCGGGCGGTATCGCTCGCCGCCCGCTGGGCAACCCTTGTTTGCTTGTCGGCAGAACCGGTAGACCGGATCGGTGTGTTCGTGGTAGCCGCTGTCAATCCACACTTGGGCGGGTGTGAATTTTTGGCCCGTCTCAGATTGCCAGCCGCTCTCAAAGTAGGTTCGGAGCCCGTTCAATGCGTTGTGCAGGCCGCGCTCCACGCCGACACTATCCGCGCGAGTGATCTGTTCGCCGTAGTCAATCACAAACCCGCTCGAATCGCGCAACACGGCAAACGCCGTCCAGTCCAGTTTCCGCTTGCCCGTGTCGATCCCCACGGCCACGCCCAGGCATTCCCCCGGAACAATGCCCTTCTTGAAGCCGGCCGTCCGCCTGGCGACCGCATCCGCGTCGAGCTTTGTTAGCTCGATCTCCGGCTCTTCGTAGGGAATGCAATGGACGAACTGGCAAAGTTCCTTCTCCGCGTTGTCGCGGTCGACTTCACGCCTAGCGCCCCACTCATCCGCCCCAATATCGGCCGCCGTGGCAAAATGGTTATCAACGGCGGCCCAACGGAAGCCAAGGGCTCGCGTTTGCGGAGCCGGCCCGACCACTTTTCCCGCCGGCGTCACCTCTTGCCCCCGGTGGACCAGCACGCCCCGTAGGTTCGCCGCGTAACGCTCGTCTGCCGTCCAGGCCGCTTCGCACTTCGGACACGTCCAGGACGCTCCCTCGCGGGCTTGCAACACGTTCTCGGCGTCTCTCCACCCTGTCAAGTGTTCGCGTTCCGGCGTTACCCAGGCCCCGCAATGCGGGCAGGGGCGAACGATCCGACTTTCGGTCCCGCCGAGATACTCTTGCCAGATCCGGCCTTCCCGGGTCGACACCGTACATTCGAGGTACGTACGAGTCCCGACCTGGAGAAAGGCCCGCAAACGGGCTTCCATCTGCTTTAGTTTGTCGGCCTCCCGGCTAGTGGTGCCAGCTTCGTCCAGGCCGTCCACCTCAGTCACGGCCAGCACGCGACCGGTAAAGCCGGCTCTGCTTTTATCCTTCCCCCCACCTGTCATGAAACGCAAGGTCGCGCCGTTGCGAAACTTGACGCGGCTCTTCACTTTTCCGCCCCGGCTGCCCTCGCCCCGTGTTGGCAGTAGCGCACGCAGTTCCGGGGAAGCTTCGATCACTGGCAAGAAGTCTTCGGCCCATTTGTCGTGGGCCATGTCCATTGTTGGCAGGCCGGCCACGACCGTTTCGCCGATGGCAAACAGGTGGTAGAGAACGGGGATCACGTAGCAGATTAGGCTCTTGCCGCTTTGTGTCACGCCGGTTGCAACGATCCGCTCCCAGTGTCCGCTGTCCACTTCGTCGAAGAACAGCCTGGAGAACGGCTGGGTGGCGCGGTCGAACGGCTCGCCTTTGAATGGGCCATCGGGGATGATGATGGTTTTCTCGGCCCATTCGCGCATCGACGGAATTGGCCGGGGAAAGATGGGCCCAATCAGTCTCGCGTGCAAACTGAAAACACTACTTGCCATGAAACCGCCTTGAAACCACTGCCTCGGATTGACGCACGGCCGCCGACACTAAATCAACCGCCTTGCTCCCGTGTTTCTTTTGCAATTTTTCCAGCCCCTTGCGAATCGGAATCGCAACCTCCGCGTCCCACCACGCGAGGAATTCGTCGACGTCGATCAAGTGTTCCCGGCGGACGGCCAGCTCCAGCTCTTCGCGTTCGGCGCGGGCTAACCGAAAACGCTCTAAGGCCGGGGAGTCGCTGCCAGACAGAAGCGGGTCGGCTTCCGTTGACGGCGTGCTGTTGAGGACCAGCAGCACTTTGACGACCGCCGGCCCGTAGAATTGCCATGGGTTCCCACGGCCTCCGGCTCGCCGAATATGCCCAGGCGGCAGCGCAGCCTGTATATTGTTCCGAAAATACTCCGCCGATCGCCCGATGAGCGTCAGTGCCTCGGGCCGCGTTAGCCATAATTTCTCCACCACCGCAACTCACAATTGACCCAACGTGTGTGT